ATGAAATATATCATAATGGCGTTGCTCAAAAGATACCTTGTTGGTTTAGAAACTGGACAAAGATACCAACACCAATGTATGAGTCTGTTGTTCAAGGTATGATTAGTAAACAAGACCTTGAAGAATTAAAAGACTATGATGTCATCAATCAAAACGAAAGAGGAACATCACAGGAGTTTGTTATGCACGGTGCTAATTTAGCAGGTCAAGTTAAGATATTAAAAAACGCAAAGAAAGAAACACCTAGAGGTGATAGAGAAATAATTAAGAAAAAAGTTAATCACAGCTCGTTATACGTTTCATGGATTAAAGAACCTGATTACTCTAAAGATATTAGAGAATGTTGGGATGAATACAAAGATCATGGCTGGGCATGTGGTGCTTCTGCTGGGTTTATTGCTTGTAAAGAAGAAAAACCTGATGAAGTATATTTAATAGGACATGATCTAGTTTCAGATGATAACAAAGTTAATAATTTATTTGCAGGTACAAAACACTATGTTGCAAAAGATAATGGACCTACGCCACATGTAAATTGGGTTAATCAATGGTTTACACTTTTTGACTGGAATCAAAACATCAAGTTTTTTAAAGTCAACAAAGATGACACACCTGTACCTACAAATCAACCCATAAAAGAGTGGTTGCAATGGTCAGATAAAGGAGTTATATCATATATGACACAAGCACAACTGCTTGACAAAATGAGTAAATGGTGATATAATTAAACTATGTTTGATGAAATAATATACAAAGTATTAGATAAAATTGTGACAACCTGTGAGTGCATTAAAAAATGTATAAAAGATAGGTCTCTACCAAAGGCATGTTATGATAAAAAGACTAAACAAGAAGAAGTGAAAAAATGGGCAAAGGAGAGAGAAAACAATTATAAATAATACTATAATATTTAAATTAATACATACAACAATATATACAAAGGATACATACAAATGACAAGTGCATTAGAAAATCTAAAAAAGTCAAAGTCTAATTTTGACATCTTAACAAAACAATTAGAAAAATCAATCGAACAACCAGAAAAGAAAAAATCTTACCAAGATGATAGGTTGTGGAAACCAGAACTTGACAAATCAGGTAACGGTTACGCAGTATTAAGATTCTTACCTGCTATAGAAGGCGAAGATATGCCATGGCAGAGAGTCTGGAACCATGCGTTTCAAGGACCAGGTGGTCAATGGTATATTGAAAACTCTTTAACAACTTTAAATCAAAAAGATCCTGTTAGTGAAGAAAACACTAGATTGTGGAATACAGGCATAGAAGCAGACAAAGAGATTGCTAGAAAAAGAAAAAGAAAATTATCTTACTATTCTAACATCTATGTTGTCAGCGATCCTAAACATCCTGAAAACGAAGGCAAAGTATTCTTATTCAAATATGGTAAGAAAATATTTGACAAGTTATCAGAAGCGATGAACCCTCACTTTGAAGATGAGAAGGCAGTAAACCCATTTGATTTTTGGGAAGGTGCTAACTTCAAATTAAAAATCAGAAAAGTAGATGGTTATTGGAACTATGACAAATCTGAATTTGAGCCAGTTAGTAGATTAAAACCTACTGACGAGGAGATTGACAAAATATGGAAATCTCAATATGCTCTAAAGGCCTTCGTTGATCCAAGTAATTTTAAATCTTATGATGAACTCAAAGAGAAACTGAATAAGGTTCTTACTGGAACAAGAAGTACGGAGTCCGTAGAAGACATAGACCTCCCACCAGTCAGCAATGACTTACCTAAGTCTTCTAACGGTGCCGTAGAGAAAGAGGAAACGTCTAACGATGGAGATGATCTGTCGTATTTTAGTAAATTAGCTGAAGACGATTCCTAATATCTATCTCTCTCACTTTCTCAAAAAAGGGGTACAATTTAAAGTTGTACCCCACACCTAATGCGACATATTGCGCTATTTTTAAAGGTTGACAAAAGCCGTAATTTCTGATATAGTAATATCATAACTTAATAAAAAGTAAAAATATAACTATAAAGGAGAAACGGTATGATACTACCACCAAACCCAATTATTCAAAAGACATATGATTTTTTGAGTAAATCAATTCAACAAACTTTTATTGCAGATAAAGACAATGAAGGTAATCTAATAAACGCATTTGATAAAGAAGTTTATATCAATGAACGAATTAATAGACCAGATGTTTATGATATACATAAAAAACAAGCAATCGCTTGTTATGCCATCTATGGTTGGTCTTTTGGTCAAATCACATTAAGACAAGTTAAAAGGTACAAAATCGGTGCTACATATGTTTCATATGAAGTAATTGATGGCGGTCACAGAGTAAGAGCAATTAGAGAATTTTTAAATAATGAATTTGCTCTACCTGCTTGGGCAGAACCTGTAACCATAGACGGTACTGAATACGAGGTTGCTAATAAATGTTATGATGACCTTGACGAAGTTGTAAAACAAAAATACCAAGAAAAAAAAATCATGTTTATGATTTATGATGAGTCATTATCTGATTTTGAGGCAGGTATTGTATTTAACTGGCAGAATAAACAATCAGACCTAAATGACATTGAGAAGTTTAATGCTATTCAAACTATGGTAAGTAATTACATAAGAGAGAGAAGCAGAACACTTAACGATGGCATGCTAAACAAATCTGGTTTTACAGATAAACATAGATTGTTTAAAACTGAAATTGTTAAAAACAAAAATTGGCCTTTTGGGTCAACAATAAAAGAAGAAGACAGCAGATTAAGATTTCAATATATTTTATCACAAATTGTTTTTTGGTTTTCTTCTCTTAATGATAATAACAATAAACCAATAAGTCATACCAAAGTAGATAATCCTGCTTACACTTGGGATGCTATCAATATTCAACTTCATAAAGAAGATGAACTATGGAAGACAAAACAAAAAGTTAGAATAGAATCAATAGAAAATATTTTAGATGAGTTGCACAAAGTATCAAGTGCTTTTAACAACTTATCGGATACACAAATGAACTATCTAATTTTAAGATTTACATATATATTTTTACATGAATTAAAATGTATGTATGGTGTGAATAATGTAAAAGTTGATTCATCTAAATTTGGTTTGTTTTTGAACAATGTAATTTCTGAACTTAAAACAAAAGAGTTATCATATATAACTTACAAAGGTTCTAATTCAGATGACCAAAGAAAAGATACGGCATTTAAATTACTATTTGCATTTGGCAAAACTATGAACTTTGCTGTTGCTTCAAAAGTGATTGACATTGCCAGAGATGGTTCTAAAACATTTAAATCAGTTTGGGATAAAGAAATTGATTTAAAAAAATTACAAGACTTCGGCGTGACTATAACGCCGAAGACAAGTCCTAATTCAACAGACAAAAATAAAATGTATGTTGCACAAGGACATAGTTGTGCTTTAGATGGTAAATTTTGTAAACTTGAAGACATGGATTTTGCACATGATATTGCAAGAGCAAAAGGCATGGGATATGGTGCTCAAACCACAGATGAAGGTGGCAAACTTGTCTGGAGAAAATGGAATAATATGATGGGACAAATGACCATTGATGAGTTTAAAAATACTGATACCTTTAAAAATAAAAAAGAAATAGAAAGTGAAGAAAGATTGAAGTCTTACGGACTATGAAATTTAAAAAACTGCCTAACATAGATCGAAGGGCATATAAAGGTTTATTTAAACCTCTTAACCCACAAAAATATAAAGGCAATGTAAAGAATATTACATACAGGTCTAGTTGGGAAAAACGATTTATGGTCTATTGTGACAAGACCAGACAGATTGTTGAATGGGGCAGCGAAGAACTTTTTATACCTTACAGAGGCGTAGATAATAAACCACATAGATATTATCCTGACTTCTATATGAAGATCAGACAACCTAACGGCACATATAAAAAATTTATAGTAGAAATCAAACCTAAATATCAAACAAGAAAACCACAACCAGGTAAGATTAAATCAGCATATTTTAAGAAGTCATTATTGACATATGAAACAAACAGACGTAAATGGTCAACAGCATTTGCTTTCTGTAAAAAGCACAATATGACGTTTAAAATACTCACCGAAGATCATCTAAAGACCTTTTAAAACATCATAAATAGTAGTATGGCAAGTGTATTTGACACTATTAAAAGAAACGCAGGTAACCTAGACCGATCAAATAGTTGGTATAGATCACAGGTAAATAGAATTGCAAGTGGTACTACAGCACAACAATTATTCAGACAAGGTAAACTTGCAAGACGACCTAGTGTAGGTAGATTAAATCTATTTGGGTATAATCCTAAATTAAGAAAGACTTTACCTTACTATGACGTATTTCCTTTAGTATTGCCTTTAGAAGCATTTGCAGGTGGATTTATAGGTATGAACTTTCATTACTTACCACCATTGTTAAGAATGAGATTATTAGAACGTATGCAAGCAACAGCAACTGATAGAGATTTTGACAAAAATACTAAATTTGATGTAACCTATAATGATGTAAAAAGATTAAGTATTGTAAAACCAACAATCAAAAAATATTTGTACCCATATGTTCAAACAGGATTTTTAAGAATAAATGCTGACGAAGCTGCAACAGCAATATTCTTACCAGTACAAAGATTTAAAAAGGCATCGGAAACAAAAGTTTATGCAGATAGTAGGAGATTTATCTAATGGCAATAATTAGAGGTGGTAAAAGAATTGGTACATTTGATATAAGGTTTGGTTTACCTAGAGATAAAGGTTTTGATCCTGTTGAAGCAAGTAAAAGAATTAATCAAAGAGTAAAAAAAAGTACAACAATTAATAAATTTAGATCATTGGTTACACAAGCAGATGGCCTTGCTAGACAAAATAAATTTATTGTGGTGATTAACTTTCCTACAGGTGCAAGAGCACAAGAAATATTTGATGGTTCAGAATTTGCTGAATATACAACACAAATGGGTTATACAACAGAATTAAAAGACAGCATTAGAGAAAGACTATTTTTCTTTTGCGATAGTGCTTCTATGCCAGGCAGAACTATTACAGATGAAACAAATGATATGTTATATGGACCAGAGAGAAGCATTGCAAGAGGTGTTTCTTATGATGATATAACACTTACGTTTTATATGGATCAACAAATGGCCGAACAAGTTTTATTTAAATCATGGCAAAATTTAGCAATCAATCCTAATACTTACAACTCAAATTTTTATGATGAGTATGTAGGCAGTATTGATATATTTCCACTTGTAGCATTAACAGGTGAAGTAAATAGAATGGCAAGTGAAGACGAAAAACTTGTACAAGGCGAACCATTAGCAAGAGCAACTTTAGGTGCAAATTTTACTCATTTAGTAGAAGCATTTCCTAAAACGGTTGCACCAATAGAGATGTCGTATCAAAATGATGGTTTGGCAAAATTAAGTGTGACATTCTCATACAGATACGCTGTAACCCCAGCAGATTTAGCAGTTGAAGGATCAAATAGTTATATTGCTAAAAGAACTGGCCTTAGAGGTAATGTGAGAATGCCAACTGATAATTTAGATCAAAAATTTGGGAAAACATTAGGTGCTTTAATTAGAAAGTTACCACCTGAT